CAACAATCATGCGTTACGCCAGAACCTTCAACGCCTGAGCCACAAAACGCTCAGCATCGTCGGTGAGGGTTGAGGCTTTACCGATGACGCGCATTCCCTGAAGCAACGCCAGAATCACCTCGGCAGCGGCGGTTTCGTTGGTGGTCGCGGCAATGGAGCCGTCCTGTTTTCCGCTTTTGATCAATTCCGCAATGTTGCTGCGCCGCGTTGCCAACTGTTTTTCGAGGCTGGTGGCTGCAGCGCCGAGCTGGTCGACGTTAGTGACACCAGCCACCACCATGCAGCCCAGCTTGCCCTCTTTCCCCTGACTGAGCTCAACGTAATCCCGCAGCAGTTCAGCAAGCTTGTCTTTAGCTGTCGTGGCCTTTTCCAGCCGGGTTTTTATGTGCTCTTCACGAAGAAACACATACCGTTCAAGCGCCCTAGCAAAAACGCCCTGTTTGTCTTTATAAGCCTTGTAAACGCTACCGGTACTGAGGTTGGTCGCTGCGGTGATGTCGCTGATGCTGACATCACTAAAACCACGATCGCGAAATAGCCTGATGGCCCCATCCAGAAATTGCGCTTCGTTAAAAGCACGCGGTCGGCCCGCAGAGGATTGCTCACTGCCGTTATGGGAAGGAGGTTTCATGGCTAATCTCCAATTAGGAAATGATCGTTTCCTTTTTAGAGCATGGAGGGGGAGGCTGTCAAGGGGGAGGATGGGGAGGCGGGTTTTTGGGCTGGCGGGAGTTGAACCCGCGTCCGAAATTACTACATACCATTTTACTATGTTTAAAAACAGTAATTTATGAATCTTATCAATGTGTTGATTGTATGTTGTGTTACGGTGTTTTAGAGAGTTTTATTGGTTTGTCGCCAGTTTGCCGCCATGATTTTAACGTTACTATGTAGATTTCCGGTTCGTTATGATGGTCTTTTCAGCGAGATGTATTGTCGATATTTTGTTCAAAAAAAACATTGCAACCCCACCACCCGTGACTACGCAGTAGGCGGCTAAACCACATTTTGCAATTAATGTTAGTGAATTGATTTTTTCAATCATGTGACTGTTAGGTAGCATGGTATAAAAGAAAGGAAGTGCCACCACGGCTGCATTTGCAAAATAAAGTATGAGGCTGATTGTTTCGACAAGTTTTCGCCAGATCCAAAACCGGTAAAGTTTATTAGACCAAGTGAATACGTTAACTTCATTACCTATCTTTAGAAGCTTTTGACATTTGCTATAATTATCAATGTCTCTTACCGGATCTTTAGAGTGCAAAAGTATTCTTCGCTGCTCAGGCGTAAGATTTGAGTCTTTCGTTATTGCAGAGATGCCGTACTCTATTGAGATGCGTTTGAAATTTTCATCGGAGGTATTCTTGTACATATTATAAGCAAATTCGCTGTATGCTTTTCTTGAATTGAAAACCTTATCTCGCTTATATACCCAACCCGATTTTAATGCGATGATCGAAACAATCACCGGCAGTATTGGTGATAACATCTTAAAAATCTCAACCATGCTAAGGTCTGTCATTATGACTCCGTGTGTAATTCAGGTTAGCCAGCGGATTTTTAGTAACTGCATCCTCAAGATGGTCTGGGGCAAAATGTGCATAAATCATTGTCATTTTGATATCAACATGACCGAGGATGTCGCGCAAAACTAGAATGTTCCCGCCATTCATCATGAAATGGCTGGCAAATGTGTGTCTCAGAACGTGCGTGCATTGCCCAACAGGAAGGCTGAGCCCGGCTCGTTTGGTGGCTCTTTCAAAAGCCTTACGGCATGGGGAAAATAATCTGCCCCTTGTTTTAGGAATCTCGTTATACAAATCTTCTGAGATAGGCACAGTCCTGTTTCGCTTGCCCTTTGTTTTCGTATAAGTTATTCGGTATTTAGTTACCTGATGCCCCTGCAGGTTCTCGGCCTCACTCCAGCGTGCACCGGTGGCAAGACAAATTTTTGCTATCAATAAAAGATTCGGGCTAAGAGAATCAGCGCAGGCATCTAGCAACCGCTTAATCTCAATAGGGGCTAGAAAGGCCAGTTCACCCTCAGCAATACGAAAACGGGGAAGCCCTGCCAATGGATTTGGGGCTGACCAGTGGCCGAGTTTTTTGAGCGTTCCAAAAACTGCAGAAAGATTGCTTTGTTCTAAATTTACAGTACGAGGTTTAACCGCTGGCAAAAAACCACCTGATTCATTTCTGACCTCTCCCTTTAAGCGGGCTTCGCGATATTTAGTAAAGTCACCGGCAGTAAGTTCGGAGGCTATCGGATCCCCAAGGGCGTTACATATGATATGTAACTTAGCCTGCATCCTTTTTGGGTCTGCCAGGGTTTGCCCGTAGAGTGAGTGCCACTGTTGAATCAGCTCTGATAAATTCCGCCTGTCATCCTTCTCTCCCAACCAAGGCTTTTTGTTAACTTCATCCATCGTGAAGTTTTCGAATGCTATAGCCTCGCCTTTCGTCGCAAATTGCTTACGCACACGCTTACCGTCACGCCCACTTGGGTAGCACTCGCACAGCCATTTTCCGTTTGGCTGCTTTCTAATAGTCATATGTTATAGGCCCTTGATAACTTTGACTGCGCGACCAATGACTTCAACATCATCTACTGAGCACTCAAATGATGCTTCTTCATGGTTAACCACAATCCTGTTGCCTGGGATGCGTGAAATTTTGACGAAGCTTTTCACACCGTCGATACCTACCAGCCAAAAGCCATTGCTGATCTGTTTTACGGAGGTATCAACAATAAAACTATCAGTAGGTGTTTTTACGAACAAAGAATTTGAAGACTCACCCTCTAACAATCTGCTATCCAGAAGCATTTCATCATCTGACTGCAGTTCACCGTTCTTTAACTCCGCATGTTTGATGCTGGGAGCTACGATTTTAGAAAGTGGTCTTACTGTGACTGCGGTTTCCTTTTTGAGATTTTTTTCTTCGCTGTCATTCGTATACATTTCACCCTGACCAGTAGCTAGCCATAAAAGCGAAATTCCAGTTTCAAGAGCACATTGGATAACCCATTCAGCAGGGAAGCTATCCCTTAAGTATCTGTTTGCCATAGTGCTTTTTGATACGGATAGGTGCTCACATAGCTGTTGGCGGGAGCTAAAATTGTAGGCCTTGATAAGTCTATTTATCGCATCACGCCCGCCGCTATCGTTACCAGCCTTGATTAAGCTCATAATCAAACCCCTTGGCGCATATAAAAAGTGATCTTAATATCCACTTAAGTTTTGAAAAACAAACTTAAACCATATGAAACGAGATAAAACGAAACTAAACTAAGAGATACTGCACTATGAGCACTGAGATTTCAATTCGTGTACCAAAAGTGATAGCTACTCCGGCTGAGTTCGCTGAATGGGAGGGGTACTCCCGCGGATCGGTTTATCAGATGATTCATAACGGTAAACTGGCTAACTACATTGAAAAGAAAGATAAAAATAAAAGTCGCGTATCCATTCTTTACCTCAAATACAAAAAGGACCAGGCGATCAAAAACATGGACAAGTCTGCATTCAATTACAACGTTGTAGTTGGTTGTTAAGTTCAATTATGTGAACTTTAGAGGGATTAATCATGTTTGATTTTCGTGTATCCACACATAACCACTTTGACGAGGCCTGCCGACGGTTTGCCCTGTCTCACAACATTAAAGAACTGGCACAGGCTGCAGGAATGAACGCACAGACCCTGCGTAATAAGCTGAACCCTGAGCAGGCGCACGAGTTGACCGTTAAAGAAATGATTTTACTCAATGACCTGACCGAGGACCCGACCTTAATGGACGGGGCGCTGGCACAGCAGCATTGTTTACCTTGTGTACCGATAAACGAGTACGCCGAAGAAAAGCTGTCAGCCTATGTGTTGAAGGCAACAGCAGAAGTAGGGCAACTGGCAGCCGGTGCAATGAATCAGGATGCGTTGAGCACTTCATGCCGCCGCAGCCTTTTGCAGAGCGTCAACACTGGCATTCGATGTCTGACTCTTGCGGCAATCGCTGTGCAGGCCCGCATTCATTCCAATCCCACTATGGCATCAACCGTAGACGCGATCAGCGGCCTCGGCGCATCCATTGGACTGAGCTGAGGAGCTGACAATGATTTCACTGGCTTCACGTCTTAAGCGTCAAAGCCCGTCCGTAGCCTACGCCAACGGCTGGATCATGGGTGAGAACGGCAAGCCCTGGCATCCGTGCAACAGTCAAAAGCAACTGCTACATGGGCTGACCAGCAAGCGCAAACCCGCCGGTTTCATGGCGCGTTTATTCAGGGGGTAACATGCAGCGAGTAACAGGCAACACAACCGCACAGCAAGGCCCGGCATCTTTTGCCAAAACTCATTCAACGGGCAATCGTGCTGATGCTGTTAACAAAATGTCGTTTGATGAGTTTCGGAAAAGCTGGCGGCAGCAGCGTGACAATAACGCAAACCCGTCACTGCGCTATTTCAACCATCAGAATGACGAGTTTAAATTTTGCGTGTTAACCCTGGCTAACCGAGAAAATCCTAAAACATTTTCACAGGAGGAGATCGGAAAGCCGTTTGAATACTTCGACGAATGCCGCCGCGAATTAATCATCATGGCGATGAATAAAATGGCGCGCTGGGGAAAGATTCTGCCCCGACAATTTTCTACCGCAGACTGTTTTTTACCTAAGTAAATAAGACTCAAAAAATTAATGGCGTAAACCCGCCGGGCATTCCTTTGCCCTGAATCTGGAGATTAGAAACATGAGAAATACCGAAACCCGTAATTTTGAAGCCGATGCAGACACGCTTAATGCACTGCTGAGCAAGGCCAAAACAGAGCAGCGCAGCGATGATGCGCTGGCCGTGTCAATCCGCATTGCGGCCCTGGTCATCCATGCCCGCAAGCACGAAATGACCGCGCCGGAAATCATTGAGCTGCTGGATAAAGAGGCAGAGCGTTTTGAGCATCAGGCGCGGGAGCTGCACTAATGGCCGATTCAATGGATTTAGTCCAGGCACGCGTTGAGGAAGAACTGCAGCGCAATCTCGCCAACGCACGTCGCCAGCCCGCCGGGGCTGGTGAGTTCTTTTGCCAGGCCTGCGATGAGGCGATACCGGCGGCTCGTCGCCGTGCCGTGCAGGGAGTCACCCACTGCGTTACCTGCCAGCAAATCATCGAGCTAAAAAGCGCCCACTACAAAGGCGGTGCTGTATGAGTACGATCCTCAAGTGGGCGGGCAACAAAACCCGCCTCATGCCTGAGCTGCTTAATCATCTGCCGCAGGGGCAGCGCCTCGTTGAGCCGTTCGCCGGTTCCTGCGCCGTTATGATGGCTACGGATTACCCGGATTATTTAGTGGCTGACGTTAATCCCGACCTGATTAATCTTTATCGCCAGATTAAAGAACACACGCGCCCGTTTATTGTGTTGGCGATGAGCCTGTTTACCCAAAACAAAACGGCAGAGGATTATTACCGCATCCGCGAAGCGTTTAATCATGACCCCGCCTTGCCTCTGCTTGAGCGTGCCGCACACTTCCTTTACCTGAACCGCCACGGCTACCGCGGCCTTTGCCGTTATAACCGTAAGAGTGAATTTAATATCCCCTACGGAAACTATTCTGAACCCTATTTCCCCCTGGAAGAAATCGAAACTTTCGCAGCCAAAGCCCACCGTGCAACGTTTATCTGTGCCGATTTTCGCGAAACACTGAGCATGATTCAGACCGGCGACGTCGTTTATTGCGATCCGCCTTATGACGGTACATTTAGCGACTACCACGCAGGCGGATTTGATAAGGGCGCGCAGCAGGATTTAGCCAGCATGTTAACCAGCGTGTCAGAGCGCTGCCCGGTTATCGCTTCAAACAGCGATACCGACTTTACGCGCACGCTTTTTAATGCCTACGAGCTGACCAGCGTCAGGGCTGCCCGCGCGGTTGGTATAGCCGCCGGTGACAGTAAAAGCGCGGCAGAAATCATTGCTGTTCGTCGTCCTGCCGCTGTCTGGTTTGGGGTTGATATGGCTGCAAAAGAGGCAGCTACATGATTGAGCAGTACGCTTACCCGTGGAATGCGCCACGGGAAGCCATCGCCAGCCCTTATCCCACCTATGAGGAAATGCACAGCCGCAGTCAGATGATTGCGGCTTTAGTGCGTGCGCAGGAGCTGCTTGAGCAACAGCCGACGCTGATCCAGATTGACGTTAAGCGTCGCGTCAATGAGCTGGAAAAATCACAGGGCATTGCCCGCGCCAATGCGTACTTAACGAAAACTTTCGTCGAGCGCACATTGCCGCGTGTTGAATGCGTTAATGAGCAGTACCGGGTTAAGACTATTGACGCCAGCACCTTTAACCTGTTGACGCAGAATGCCCCTAAAGAGAATGGCGCGGCGCTTGCCGGCGGCCAGCTGTGGGAGCTGATGAGGCGCTTTAACCGCCTGGCTGATATGTCGCGTGCCGATGTGGATTTGCTGGCCGGTGATATTGCCAGTTTCATTCTGGCCGAGCTGGTACAGGCACACGCGCAGACAGCTGATGAGTCAGATTATAAATACACGCACCGCGTCTACATGACAGCGGCGGCCATCACCCGTGAATTTAATCAGACGCCGCCACTGTGGGATAAGGTGACGTCCCGTTTCTTTGATCCTGAGGAAGTCACGCCCGCCGTGCTGCGTATGCAGACAGAAAAATGGTGGACGGGCCGACTGCGCCGCGTGGCAGCGTCATGGCGGGAACACCTGCAGATTGCCTTGGCTAACGTAAGCAAAAAACACACGCCTTACGCCAGCAGAATGACCGTTTCAGAATGGCGGGAGCAGAAGCGCCGCACCCGTGAGTTTTTAAAGGGCATGGAACTGGAAGACGAGGACGGCAACCGTATCAGCCTGATTGAAAAATACGACGGCAGCGTGGCTAATCCGGCCATCCGTCGCTGTGAGCTGATGACCCGCATTCGCGGCTTTGAAAATATCTGTAATGAGCTGGGCTATGTCGGCGAGTTTTACACGCTGACCGCGCCGTCACGCTATCACGCCACAATCAAAACCGGCCATCGTAACCGCAAATGGAATGGTGCCAGCCCCGCAGACACGCAGCGTTACCTTTGCAGCGTCTGGCAGCGCATCCGCGCAAAGCTGCACCGTGATGACATTCGAATCTTTGGCATTCGCGTTGCCGAACCTCACCACGACGCAACGCCACACTGGCACATGCTGATGTTTATGCGTCCCGAAGATGCGGATCAGGTGCGCCAGACAATCCGTGACTATGCCTTTCAGCAGGACAGCAACGAGCTGACCACGGATAAAGCCCGTAAAGCGCGTTTTCATGCCGAGGCCATCGATCCGGAAAAAGGCAGCGCTACGGGTTACGTGGCTAAATATATCTCTAAGAATATCGACGGCTACGCGCTGGATGGCGAGCTGGACGACGAAAGCGGCAAAGAGCTGAAAGAAACCGCACCCGCCGTTTCTGCATGGGCGGCACGCTGGCATATCCGACAGTTTCAGTTTGTAGGAGGTGCGCCGGTCACGGTTTACCGCGAGCTGCGCCGCATGGATGACACCGAAACCGCCCACGGCCTCAGTGTGGAGTTTGCCGCTGCGCATGACGCGGCCGACGTGGGCGACTGGGCTGCATACGTCAACGCGCAGGGAGGCCCGTTCGCGCGTCGTGATGAGCTGGCCGTGCGCACATGGTATCAGTCGGGCGATGAGCTGAATGAATACGGTGAGGAAACCGTGCGTATTAAGGGTGTCTACGCAACTGAGGTTGGCGCAGACACTCCGATTTTAACCCGTCTGGCACAGTGGAAGATTGTTCCGAAACGTGCCGTTGATTTTGGTTTTGACCTTCAGGGCGCGCCCGCGCCCTCTCGGAGTTCTGTCAATAACTGTACGGGGCGTTTGAGATCTGAGGATTCAAACCCGCCGGAAAGTGTGGAAGAAATTGACCTTAAAAGGATGAGCCGTAAAGAACGGCGCCGAATGCTGGCCCGACTGAGGGCAGAAAAACCTGATAAAAAACACCTTGTACTGCGGCGGCCAGACAGAATAGAGACGGCGTGTGACAACGTGATCGGGCAGGTCAGAGATTTAAGCGGCGAAATCATCAGCCGCGGTCTGGCCGTGCGCCTGATAGGTGGCACACAGACAGAAATTGCAGGGAAAATGTTCCGCAGCACCTGCTACGGCGACTTAGTGCGGCCATTCAGTAACAAAGATGACAATTCACGAAAAGACAAAATACTTAGCCGTTTCAATAGCCTTGCTGAAAGGGCTAAGGCGGCCAGCTTACGTAAAGCGGGAAGCGAAGCGCACAAAAAGTAAGGCTGAAAGTAAAAAAACATTTCACTTTCGGATGCCCCTAATATACTGTATTTATGTACAGTTGTTTGAAGGGGTAAATGTTATGCAGGATTATTTTTTTGAGTCTTTGAAATTGCAACGTATTGATTTGTTTCTTAAATTGGTTGCATCGAGTGATTGCAGTGAAGATGAAAAGAGCCTGGCGATCCAGTGGGTGTCTGAGCTGACCGACGAGCTAATGAAAAAGGTCAGGAGTCACGAATACGCCCGTTCGATTGAAGTTTCAGAGTAAGAAAGGGGGTAGGGGATGCGCATTGAAATCATGATCGACAAACAGCAAAAGGTCAGCCAGGAAACTATTGAGGCGCTTGAGTTAGAAATCATAAAAAATCTGCAACCTCAGTATCCAAAAATGGCTATACGAATCCACAAAGGCAGTGCGAACGGCGTCGAGCTGTCAGGCTTAAAGTTGGATGAAGATAAAAAGATCGTCATGGAAATTCTACAGGCCGTCTGGGAAGACGACAGCTGGCAGCACTGATAACCGCGCCAGCGTCAAAAACTTTTTTTGGCGCTGGCGGGGTTGAACAACGAGCAGTGCGAGGCGTTAGAGAAAATTCATAATCAGTTACATGCATCAGGAAAAAGTTGATAATATATTGATTATTTTTAATTGTGCATGTGAGGATTTATGGGAAACCTACTAGTGATTTTATCATTTTATTGTTCTAATTCTGAAGGCAATATGTGTGCTTTTTTTATTTAATAAATTGATTTTATTGATTATATTTTTGATCTGGTTTTGAATTTTGGAGAGTAGATATGGATGATGCCCAGTACGAAAAAGACAATCCTTTTGCTGATCTAAATAAACTTAATGCAAATCTTGCAGGTTTAGATGATAGGGGATTGGTATTGTCATTAGCTGCTTTTTTAGAATATTCATTAGGAAAAGCCCTTTCTATATTTCTTCTTGATAATAAAGCTTCTAAGGATTTAATAGAAGGATTTAACGCTCCATTAGGTACTTTTTCATCCAGAATCAAAGCATGTTTTTCATTAGGGTTGATAAATGAGAAGCAATATAAAGACTTGGAGATTTTGAGGAAAATTAGAAACAAATTCTCTCATAGTTGGGAAAATATGTCACTTGAGGATGAGGATATTTCAAGGCAGATTAGTCATCTTAATTTTAGTAGGATTGATTTTGAATATCCTAAAAATAACCATGAGAGAATTAAGAAATCAATATCATCTTTGTTAATAGAGTTAAAGATTATAACAAAAGGGATTAGTGATGGTAAACAGGGTGTCAAACTTATTGCATCGCATGTAAATATTGGCTTTGCAGGTAATGATTTTAATAAGCAAATGGAAGGTATTAGGGAGGATATTAATAAAATCGAAGTTGATTTAAATTCAGGTGATAAGAGGTTAACTGAGTTTGCTAAACATAAAGCAGCGTTGTTGATTGAGCGATTGCCTTATGTGAGTTATAACATTGCAGATCTGGATGTTTTCTCTGCACAGTTAACTGATGTATTGGAGTTAAATTATGAGATTTTAAAAGTCATTGGCTCTGATGAATACAGGGTTTTAAGTGAGGAGGAAAAAGTGGAGCTTAGCAGGAATTTATTTAAAGGTTTAAGGGAAAAAGACTAGGGCCAATTCCAGAGGTAAATGGTGTCTTTTTTAAGTGTTTTTTTCTCGATTTGATTAAGGGTTAGGTGAATTTTTCGTGGCTGGATTTACAAATTGGCTTGCTTGCATTGAAATTTTTAATAGTTATATCAACAACTACACATTTAATTGATTTGATGATTTTTTAAGCATAGTTTTAGATCATAAATTCGTTACCTATAACAAGATGCGCTCCTTTCACTATAACAGCGAATGCACCATAGCCAAGGTTATAATGGCAACTCATTTCATGTTGCTTCGCTTTGCATGACTATGCTGCATGAAATCGCATGATCCCGAAAGGATCGTTTGCCGTTCTGTAGGCTAGCACTGGCGGGCTTTGCCGCCAGTCATGCAGCTGCATGAAAATCACTGCATAAAGCGCGCAGGCGTGGCGGGGCTACGAGCGCGCGCCACGACGGTTAGGCCATGACAATGCGGCCCGATTTTCGGCTCGCAGCCGTGCGCTCGGGTTTGATATGCCACTCGCTACGAATGAAGGGTTGGGCGTGGCAGGAGGCGTTACAGACTCAATGACAGGGTGCTGGAAATTCAAATTCGTTGCGGTTAAAGTTTAATCACGCTTTTTATTGCGAGGTGTGGTAATGGATACAACCGAACAGCTTAACGGAACCTATTTTTACGGCGGCCTTTCAGATCTCAATGCCGGTGAGCTTTTTTTCTGGATTATGGTTGATGTGACTGCCGAGCATTTCACGGGGGCGACAGCTGCAACAGGTAACGTTATGGCAGCAGCTGCGATTTATGCCGGGCGTAATAACGTCGCAGTATCCGGCAAACTTGCAAACGCTACGCCTGGTACTTCATGGGCTTCTGTTCAGTCGCGCAGGCTGCTGCAAAAATACAGGCTGCCTTTCCCGCTACCGACCATAGTAGGAAATCCTTTTAAAATGAAAATAATAATGACAAAAAAGCTAGGCACGTTTGTTGGCAGGACAGTGCCGGTTATTGGCTGGGCCATAGTGGCATCAGACGTGGCAATCATAGGCTGGAAATCGGTAAATCGTTACAATAAGATAGCCCGCGCGGAGGATAGAATATGGTGATTGATGATACTGAAAAAGCTGTATTCGCACTTGTTGAAGAATATAACGGTCACTGGTTTTGGCTGCGCAAGCGTTTTCCCCTGACACACACTACCGATCTGAATAAAGATTTCAGGATGGCACCCGAAGATGCCGCCGAGTTGCTGGAGAACTTCGCTGAGCAATTTTCCATCAATCCAAAAGAAATAAATTTTGGACGTTATTATCCGGCAGATAACGGCAAGGCGGAAAAGCCGCTGACAATTCAGTTACTTATTGATTCAGCGCGCGCTGGTCACTGGACTGATAATTAAAAAGCGCCTGCGGGCGCTATGTGTTGTTATTTTATCTTAGAATTAATAATTCAAATGAAATTTTATTGTAGAATCATTGTAATAATCTTTTCTAGTTCTTGTATTTAGTGGTTTTTTTAAGAAATTAAGGACGTAGGTGAAGTGATGTATCGTGTTGATTACTGTTAGACTATCTAAAAATCACTTCCATTTTTATGGTTTTTTAGTTGGGGTTTTATGATTGATATTAATGTGAGGTGTGGGTATGACGAGTGTTGATAAAAATTTTGATATACCTACGGTGACATTGCTTACTGCATTTCTTTTTGTTTCAATATATTCGTTTAAATTTGGTGAGTCTCTTTTTTTTGGATATCCTATCTATTATTTATCCCTTGATTTGAGTGAGGTGATTAATTCATCTCTAAAGGTTCTATTCTTTATGTTTTTTTATTGTAGCTTTTCGGCTCTTATGGTGATGGGGGATGAGGAATGGAGGTATATGATCCTTAAATATTTAACTATTGGTCTTTTCTGTGGGGCAGTAGTGAGTTGTTATGTTGAATACAGGAAGGGAGCGCTTGATTTTATAAGGCTTTTTTCAACTGTTTTTGTTTTCTTTATGTCAATGTTGACATTTTATTTGTTATCTAAATCTTATAAAAAAATAGAGGGTCTTTGGCATTTGGATTGGAGGTATACTTCTTTTTCTGCAATGAGCTTTATTGTTTTTTGTTGTGTTCTGGGTGCGAATTATCATCAGTTGCCATTGCAAAAGCCATGGTTTGATAAAGATGGTGGGTTTGTGGTCAGTCAATATAAAGATGGTTTTTTAATAAAGAATTGCACAGATGGTGTGGCTCACTTTAAATTTGTTGAGTTTAAGAATAGCGAATTTTATCAAGGCAGTTTTAGGCAGGTTCAGGAAATTAATCTTAAATGTGAAGACTAGTTATAGTGCCTCCTTAGAGGCACAGATGTTAAGAATCTACATTTAAGTCATATGACTGAAAATTTATGACATCGATACCTAGCCATTCATTTAACTCTTTCATACGAGCCTGCAGCGGGATAAGTTCGTTACGCACAAACACGCGGCTGGCTTTTTCAATATCCCCGAACCCGCCGGTATTATTGGGGATAATCCCCATCAGTTGCGGCGGCACGCGATGCACGGCCAGCATGTCATCCCGTGACACGTTTTTGATATTCAGAAACTCATCTTTTGCCGCCACCTCTGACAGCGGGATGATCTGAATGCCATCCTTCTTCCCGTTCGGACTGTACATAAACAGGTTACGGAAGTTGCCAGGGCCTTTTGCGCTTTTCATGGCGCTGCGGATGTTATCAACGTCCTGCTGGCTCTGCGCCGGGTCGGTCATGTACATGATAAAGCCCGCATGACTGCCGTTAATATAATACTTGCGGCGGAACAGGGTAGCCGACTCATTCAGCAGCGCGGACGGGACAGCCGACAGGTAGCCCGGCACGCCGTAGATTTCCTGATTGATGTCCGGCTCCATCAGGTGAAACACGCTCCCTTTTGTAAATTCATACGGCTCCGTGTTGAGGCCGTAATGCGCATACCAGTAGGTGTCCAGGTCAAGCCCGCGTCGGGTGTATTTGGCAAGCGATGGCTCCAGTTTCAGCGTGGTGCCTAGACGGCTGGTTCGCTTCTCCAGGTACGCGTTGGCAAAGACCAGATAATCCATCGCAAAGCGGGTAAAAGCCTGCTGGCTCAAAAGCGGATGCGGGATAAAGGTACTCGCCAGAATGTTGCATTTCACGCTGATGGGTGAGCTGTGATGCACGGCGGCGCGGAACGTGCGCGCCAGCCCGTCAACGCTTACGGGCGGCTCATACCAGCGGTCATTGATGACGCACTCCACGTAGTCCAGCAGTTCGCGCCGGTCGAGTACCGGGATCGGGTCGCCAAACGTAAACGCCTCCGAGGCGGCTGTGCTGGTCATCTGTTCCGGCTGCTGCACGCGCTGCGTGCGCGTGCGGTTCCTGCGTCTGCTCATTAATACATCTCCACAATGTTCTGCGTGTGTGCCGCCTGTCCCTGCAGCGGCTCATTTGCCAGCGCGTGCATGGTTGCCCAGGCTAAATCGCCGTGGCTGACTTCCTCGCTGCGGCTGGTTTCATAGGTCGGACGGTTGCCGCTGGCCGTGGTGGCTTTACGGATAGACATAAAAGACTGCGCGATATCGAGGTGGCTGGCGTCAAACTCCATTCGCCCGCTGCTGATGGTGTCGTAGGCTTTAAGTACCAGAGCATTTTTTACCGTCGGGTTGTAAACAAACTCTTTCACCTGTGGGAAAAAGGCTTTCACGTTCTCGTACACGCCGAGGCCGACGCCGGTCGAGTCGATGCCGATATAGGTCACGTTGTACTGCTGCGTAAGGGTTTTGATGGCGTCGGCCTGCGCGCGGAAATCCATCCCGCGCCACTGATGACGCTCAAGGATGCGGAATTTACCGCCCGGCACGGCTGGCGGGGCAATGACCACGCAGCCCGCGCTGTCGCCGTTCTGCGTGCCTTTCGCCGGGTCGTAACCGATCCAGACTTCTTTCAAGCCGAACGGTCGCAGCGCCAGCGCTTCGAAGTCGTCCCACACTTCCCAGCTGTCCACCATGCATTTCTGCAGCATGGCGAGCTGGAACACCGAGGCGAGGTCATCCATAAACACGCACATCAGCAGGTTCTGGTAGTCCTCGGGGCTGTAGCGCGTGCGCAGCTGCTCCAGGTCGAACAGGTCACAGCCGCCACGTACGGCATCCTCTACGGTGACAATCTGGCGGAACTGGCCGTCGGCACACAGGCGGCCGGCGGAAAGGGATGCGTGACTTAAATCAATATCAACCTTGTCGGCTTTGGCACGGCCCTTGTTAAACTGCGCGCCAGACCAGAACGGATAGGCGCTGTGCGTGAGGCTGGACGGCGTGGAAAAGTAGGTTTCGCGCCATTTCTTGTGCAGCGCCATGCCCGAGGCGACTTTCTGTAGCTCCTGAAACTTCGGTATCCAGAAATATTCGTCCAGATACAGGTTGCCGTGATAACTCTGCGCGGTGCGGGCGTTGGTGCCGAGGAAGTACAGGCACGCGCCGTTAGCCAGCGTCATCGGGTCGCCTTTCAGGTCCACGTCCGCCTCGCGGGCAAACTCCACGATGTACTGCTTGAATACGTGCGCCTGTGCCTTACTGGCCGAGAGAAAAATCTGGTTGCGTCCGGTGGTGAGCGCATCAAGCAGCGCCTCGCGGGCAAAAAAGAACGTCGCCCCAATCTGGCGCGATTTCAGCAGGTTGCGGACGGCGTATTTATTGCCCGCTTCCCACCACTGGCGCTGGTAGCCAAACATCGTGCTGTGGAAGATGTCCTGCAGCTTTTCGATCTGCGCATCGCTGAATACGTTTTTTTCAGGCGGTTTGCGCGGGCCTCTGTTGCGGTTTTCGACATTGGGGTTTAAATCCGCCTCATTGCCGCCGTTGTTAAATTTCCCGATGCGCGCATGGCGCTCTGACTGCCGGGCCAGCAGGTCAATTTCTTTGTAGTCCTTTCCTTCCTTCACCTCTTTCATGACCAGCTGACAGTAACGCGCGGCGGTGGTGAGCTGCATCTGGTCAAGCGGGCCATAGTCGCCCCACCTGTCGCGCTTCTTCCAGCTGTGAACGGTTGCGGGTTTCTCTCCCAGCATTTCAGCAATGCGGGCGATACGGTATCCCTGAAAGTACAGCAGTAAAGCCTGTCTGCGGGGATCGAGGTCTGCGGGGGTGATTGTCGTTGTCATGGCCCCAAAATACGGCCCGCCCGCTTCCTTTTCTGCCGCCCGTGATTGTGTGAATTACGGTACAACGTCGCCGCGTTGTTTCAGTGCCCCCGTCGCCGCAAACATAGGGACTCACAGAGTTTTTATCTAACCGGAGCCTGGACAATGGCAAAGAAAGCAAAGCGTTTCCGTATCGGGGTGGAAGGTGCCACCACGGACGGGCGCACCATCGAGCGCAGCTGGCTGGAACAGATGGCGGCCAATTACGATCCGGCTGTTTACACCGCCGTGATCAACATGGAGCACATCAAGGGTTACACGCCTGACAGCGCGTTTCGCCGTTTTGGTGTGGTCGATGCACTGGACACCGAAGAAATCAGTGACGGCCTGCTGAAAGGCAAGCTGGGCCTGTACGCGGTGATTAACCCGACGGATGAGCTGGTTACGATGACCGGCAACATGCAGAAGCTTTTTACCTCAATGGAGATTCGCCCGGAGTTTGCCGACACCGGCGAGGCGTATCTGATTGGCCTTGCCGTGACCGACGATCCGGCCAGCCTCGGCACTGAAATGCTGCAGTTCAGCGCCAGCGCGGGCGCAAACCCGCTGGCAAACCGCAAGCAGCATCCCGACAACCTGTTTACCGCCGCCACCGAAACCGTGATCGAGTTTGAAGACGAAAAGCCGTCGCTTTTCAGCCGCGTATCCGCGCTTTTCAGCAACAAGCAGAAATCGGATGACGCACGTTTCAGCGACGTTCACCAGGCCGTTGAGCTGGTCGCCACCGAGCAGCAGGCATTCAGCCAGCGCATCGAAACCGCCCTGAGCGAGCAGGCCAGCAGCCTGCAGGCGCATTTCACCGAAGCGCTGAGCGCAGAAACTGCAGCCCGTGAGCAGCTGCAGGTGGATTTCAGCCAGCTGCAGGAGCAACTGAGCCGTGAAGACGGGCGCCAGGACTACCGCCCGCGTACGCCCGGTAACGGCAACAGCAACAGCCAGGACGTGCGCACCGACTGCTGATGCAGGCGCGGCCAATCCTCTTAACGAACAGAGAACATGAAACGATGAAAAACAACACCCGCTTTAAGTTAAACGCCTATATGTCGGTACTGGCGGAAATCAACAACATCAACCTGTCGGCCCTCAACAGCAAGTTCACCGTTGAGCCATCCGTCGCGCAGAAGCTGGAAACCAAAATTCAGGAGTCATCAGACTTTCTGACGCGCATCAACATCGTGCCGGTCGCCGAGCAGAGCGGCGAGCGCCTGGGGCTGGGTGTCGGCGGCACGATTGCCGGTACAACCGACACGACGCAGAAAGAGCGCGAGCCAACCGATCCGACCTACATTGACGGTGAAGGTTATAAGTGCACGCAGACCAACTTTGACACGGCGCTGCCCTACGCGAAGCTGGATATGTGGGCGAAGTTTGCCGACTTTCAGGTGCGTATCCGCGACATGATTGTGAAACGCCAGGCGCTTGACCGCATCATGATCGGTTTTAACGGCCTCAAGCGTGAGAAAACCTCTAACCGCACACAGAACCCGCTGCTGCAGGATGTAAACATCGGCTGGCTGGAAAAAATCCGCCAGGAGAAACCGTCGCAGGTGGTCGGCCAGCATATCGACAGCAACGGAAAAGTTATCGCCGATAAAATCACCATTGGTAAAACGGGGCTTTTCCGCAATCTGGATGCCGTGGTAATGGGTGCCGTAACGGAAAAAATCGCCGTGCAGTATCAGGATGACACCGAGCTGGTTGTGATCTGCGGTCGCCAGCTGCTGGCCGACAAGTATTTCCCGATCGTCAATAAAGACCAGCCCAACACCGAAGCGCTGGCCGCTGATTTGATTATCAGCCAGAAGCGCATCGGCGGCCTGCCTGCGGTGCGTGCGCCGTTCTTCCCGGCTGATGCCATGCTGATTACGCGCCTTGATAACCTGTCGATTTATGTCCAGGACGACACGCGCCGCCGCTCCATCATCGACAATCCGAAACGGGATCGCGTTGAAAACCTTGAATCGGTCAACGAAGCGTATGTGGTCGAGGACTACGACTGTACCTGCCTGATTGAAAACATCGAAATGCTGGAGCAGGAGCCAGAGCCTGAAGCGGGCCAGATGAGCGACGCCGAAATCGCGCGTATTGCCTCCGTTGCGGCAAGCGTGGTCAAGGCCATGAGCGGATCAGGTGCATCACAGACACCGGCTGATTCCGGCACTGGCACTGGCAACGCAGGAGCGTAACCCGTGACCAATCCTTTCCGCGCACACACGCGCTTCATTCAGGGACAGGAGACCGCCCGAAGGGGCGGCAATGGCCGCCATGCGAAAGGCTATGACCTGATGCTGCTGCAGCTTAACGAAGACCGCCGCCGCCTCAAGGGCGTTCAGTCCACCATCACCAAGGCGCAGATTAAGGTTGAGGTGCTGCCGAAATATGCCGCCTGGGCAGAGGGCGTGCTGAGTGCCGACGGGGCGCAGCAGGATGACGTGATCATGTACGTCATGCTGTGGCGCATTGATGCCGGTGATTATGCCGGAGCGCTGGCCGTTGGCCGCCATGCCCTTAAACACGGGTGGGTGATGCCGGTCGGTAAACGCAACACCGCCACCGTGCTGACTGAGGAAATGGCCGACGCCGCCAAGGCCGCCATTCTGGCCGGAACCCCGTTCGATTCAGACCTGCTGCTGCAGACGCTGGACGCCGTGGACGGGGAAGACATGCCGGATCAGTCGCGCGCACGCCTGCACAAGTCCATTGGCTGGGTGCAGACCGAAAGCAACCCGGTATCCGCACTGAATCACCTTAAGCACGCCCTGCAGCTGGACGAAAGATGCGGGGTGAAAAAAGACATTGAGCAGCTTGAGCGGAAACTACGCAAAGACAGCTGATAACCGAACGTGCCCACGCGCGGGGCGGCACGGGGTGGCGACAGGCAGCGCCGCATCAAAACCCCGTCCACCGCCCACCTATTCAGGAGTAGTAAGGATGCAGTTTACAGCGCCAGAGCAGTCGCCGGTTGCACCGGTCATTATCCCGAACAATTCATTCTGGCCGGATCTGGATTTGGCTAAGTTTCGCAGCGCGATGCGCGTTGACGGCACCGTGACGCAGGAGCGGCTCAGGCAGGTGGTGCTGACCGCCATGTCAGAGGTGAACGCCGAGCTGTACCCGTGGCGGGAACGTCAGGAAATGGCCGGTTACAACGGGCTGGGTGACGTACCGGCTGAGCAGCTGGCCGGAAAGAGCGTGCGCCTGCACCACTATGAAAACGCCGTGTGGTGCTGGACGCGCGCGGTACTCAACGAGCGATACAGCGACTTTGACGCCACCGCATCCGGCGTGAAGCGCGGCGAGGTGCTGGAAGATGCCAGCGGCGATTTATGGCGCGAGGCGCGATGGGCCATCAGCCGCGTGCAGGATCTGCCACATATTACCGTCGAGCTTATCTGATGAAAGTGCGTGCGCAGCAGTATGACACGGTAGACGCACTTTGCTGGCGTCACTACGGGCGCACGCAGGGGCTGTCCGAGCGTGTGTTACAGGTCAATCCGGGGCTGGCGGAATACGGCCCCACCTTACCCCACGGTTTAGAGGTCGAGCTGCCGGACGTTGCGCCCGCAGCCACGGCGCAGACCGTGCAGCTATGGGACTGAATCATGTGGGAAAGAATCAGTACGTTTATTACCTGGTCGATGGCAGTGTTTATGGCGTGGCTGGGCGACCTTTCGGTTAAGGACGTTTCAACGTGGGCCGGGCTGATCATCGGCATCGGCATGGCGCTAATCAGCTGGTACTACAAGCGCAAAACCTACCAGTTACTGGCAAGCGGGCGCATCACACGGGAGGAGTATGAATCTGCAAACCGTTAAACGCTGCGCCGTGGGCGCGGTGCTGGCCATCGCCGCCACACTGCCGGGCTTTCAGCAGCTGCATACATCGGTTGATGGGCTGAAACTGATTGCTGATTACGAAGGCTGCCGCCTTAAGCCATACCTGTGCGATGCGGGCGTGTGGACCGACGGCATCGGCAACACACGGGGCGTTGTGCCCGGCAAAAGCATTACCGAGCGGCAGGCCGCCGGGACGTTTATCACCAATGTGTTACGCGTTGAGGTGGCACTGGCGCGCTGCGTGGCGGTCACCATGCCGCAGCAGGTCTATGACGCGCTGGTGTCGCTGGCGTTTAACGTCGGCACCGGCAACGTGTGCGCATCAACGATGGTGAAACTCATCAGGGCCAGCCGGTGGCGCGATGCCTGTTATCAGTTGCCGCGATGGGTGTACGTGAAAGGCGTATTTAACCAGGGGCTGGATAACCGGCGCGGGCGCGAGCTGAGCTGGTGTCTGAAAGGGGCGACAGCATGATGCGCGCCGTTATGGTGACCTGCTTTGTCGTGCTGCTGGTGACTGCCGGGCTGCTGTCGTGGCAGCTGCACAGCGCAAACAGGACTATCGGCACGCAGGTGGCAGAGCTGGCCGCAAAGGATAAAAAGCTGAGCCAGAAAAACAGCCAGCTGATGGCGGTCAACATCCTGGCACAGAGCAGTAACCTTGCACAGACGCAGCTGTATGCGGCGGCTGAGAAAAACAACGCACTGCTGCGCCAGCGGCAGCGCCAGATTGAGGATCTGAAACGTGAAAATGACACCCTTCGCCGCTGGAGTGATGCCCCTTTGCCTGATGCTGTTATCCGGCTGCGCCAGCGACCGGCCATCACCGGAGGTGAATCTTACCGTCAGTGGCTGTCCCAGAATAACCCGCTGCCAGCTGGGGCCGTCGGCAGCGCGCACTAACGGTGATTTGCTGGCCCTGCTGGATGAAACAGAAACCGCCTGGGCGGCCTGCGCCGACAAGGTGGACACCATAGTGACCTGCCAGGAAAAAGACGATGAACAAGCCGCAGTCCTTACGCGAAGCCCTTAACAGCGCAATACCTTACCTGCAGCAGAACCCCGACAGGTTTCACCTGTTTGTAGACAAAGGAGCATCAGTCGGGACTGCCGCCGCGTCACTGTCATGGGAATACCGCTACACGCTTAACGTCATCGTTACGGACTTCACCGGCGATCAAAATCTGCTGATGGCGGCGGTGATGTACTGGCTGCGTACCAACCAGCCTGATGCGCTGCAGAACCCCAACGAGCGTGACCAGCTTTGCACGTTTGAAGTGGACATTCTCGGCAACGGTGCGTGCGACATCAGCATTAATTTAAAGCTGACAGAGCGTGTTATTGCCGAGGAGGTTGACGGCGTGACCGTAGTCAGAGCCGTGCCGGAGCCGGACGAGCCAGAGGAAGCCTGGACGGTGCGCCATGGATAATCTGCACGAGGTTGACGCCTGGCTGGATGCGCTGCTGGCAAAGCTGGAACCTGCAGAGCGCAAAAAGATGCTGCGCGAGGTGGCGCGCGACGTCAGGCGGATTCAGCAGGCCAACATGACGGCACAGCGTGCGCCCGACGGCAACGCGTGGGAACCGCGCCGCGTATCCGCCAGGACAAAGCCGGGGCGGATTAAGCGCAAAATGTTTGTGAAGCTGAAAACCGCAAAGTACCTGAAAACAAAGGCAACAGGCGACAGTGCCGAGGTGGCTTTCATTCCTGCTGTGCAGCGTCTTGCCCGCGTTCACCATTACGGCCTGCGTGACCGCGTATTTGAAAAAGGTAATATTATAAAATATCCAGAGCGTAAAATGCTCGGCTTTAATACTAAAGTGGGAAAGCTTATATTTAAAAATTTTATTGATTGGTTGAATTGCTGATGTTTGAAAATTTCAACATACTGCCGGGAAGTCTGGCAATATGTTGAAATTCAGTTTAAATATGGTTGTTTAATATTTATTGTGAAAGTGTAGAGTTGATTTTTTCAACGGTGAAATGAAAAAACTTGCAGTCCTCTAGATCCTTTCTCGACTCAATGAGAGTTTTTGTGGATTGCTGGGATTTAAAAAGTTGTTTAATTCCGTCGTCGTCATTAGATGCAAGTCTTTTTGCTTTTTCATCTATAACTATAGTGTGGGCTAAATGGCTTACGATAGAAGAAAAAATTAAATCATAGAAGTCGTGACCTCTTAAAAAATATGTTGTATCGCAGCTAAGGATTTTCTTTTCTTTTCTTAACTTAAGAGTGAAATCTGTAAAATCTGATTTTGAATTTTCGTCAAAGTAATTTTTGAAAATGCTATGCATTCCTTTTCTGAATTTCCTCAGCTTGATATTTAAAATGTCTTTATCAATTTCATTGAATTCAAGTTTTTTAAATTCTTTTTCTAATAAAGTAATGTTAGAGTTAGTCGCCAGCCTGATTTTTTTTGCTTGGGTGGAATTGCTTCTTAAAAGGAATAAGTATAGCATTTGGCAAGGGTATAGAGCGCGAGAAAGATTTTTGAAAAACCACTCTACACTAAAGTTAGCAAACCAGTTGGTAAGGGAAGTTGCTTGAATTATTATATCCTGTATCCCTTCTGACATTGATGAAACGTTTTCCTTTGCACATACCCTCGTTTCAAAAGCGTAAGGTGAGTTAACAAATTCATAATTAGTATAGTCATTAAGAATGAATCTGTAATCACTATCAATGCAAGTTAATAATTGTGGGCCAAGCGTAATTTGGCCACTATTGATTAAGGAGCTTATTCGGGAGCAACCATTTCCTTTTTTTCCATCATCTGTCGCTATGTCAAAAGCTCGTCGAATGCTTATATCATAATTGTCACGGAATTGCTTAAAAAATGTAGCCCAAAATCTCACATCAGGGTCACCTTCAACATAAACCAATATTGGTTTTTTTACTTTTTTGTGATAAAAGTTTTCAGTTAACTCAATGTATTCACTTGAAATTACTACATTACCCTTGCTCATTGTTAATCTCATTATTTATGTTAATGACATTAAAGTCCAAACCATTCATTAGCATTGCTGGGGAATGAGTTGCAACAATAAATTGTGTGTTTGGAGCAAGTTTTGACATTGAATCCAAAATGTTTTTTTGCCATTCAATATGCAAAGAGAGATCTGGTTCATCTAAAATAAATATTTTCTTGTCATTGTTAGCAAAAAAAGCGAGGAGTAATAAAACTAATAGGTTTTTTTCGCCTCGTGATAACTTCGTCCACTCGATTATGTTTCCATTACGATCTGTAAAGCAAATCATATTCCTAGAATCCCGAGATGCTTTTTTTTCAGTGCAAGAGAAATATCCATTCAATATTTTTTCGAAATCATAGACCCTATTATTCAAAGGCTTTATTGTTGTAATCTTCTCTTTCCAATCTGATACTATTTTATTTTTTATTACAGATATATTTTCTTGGTCAAGTCCATCGAAATACGATTCAATGTTGTTTATAAAATCGTTTGCGGCTATTTCTGATACTTTTGAATTTTGAAGGTCGTTATAATCTTTTTCAAATGATAAAAAATCAATAAGCAACTCTCTTAATGTGAGATCAAGAGCAGCGTTCCTACTGAATAAGTGTTTTTCACCTTTTTCTACATTGGCATAAGGCTTGTCTGGTATTATAAAAACCTCCTCTCTGTAAAATACAGGGTTTACGATTTTATCCAGTGTCAACCCTTCGAGAGGAGAACCTTTAGGGACATGGACCATCTTGATTAGAGCTCGGTCATTCCTATTTTTGTTTTCATTTTTTATAGTTAAAGTTGAATCGGTACCGATCTCATTTATATTTTTCCTAGCTTTAAATGTTATGGCTTCATAAAAAGATTTTACAGAAAGTTTATCGAGGTTGGGTGTTTGTAACCGTCGAGAGTTATTATCAATTTGATTGTTATTAAGCTCTCCATCATAACCCATATCGCAAGCAAATGCTGTGACATTTTGGTCTAATTTGGTTTTTGCCCCCCAGTTTTGAACTGTAACTACAGGAGAGTTTCTGTCACTTAATAAAGTGAAGATTATTTCTAAGATAGTGGATTTACCACATCCATTAAAACCTGTAAGTATGTTTATATTTTTAGGGAACGTTATGTGGCGCACTTTATTACTGTTCCACATATTATAGATACTAACTTCCTGAATGTGATTATTAACCATAATACTCTCCTTTTAGTAGTCTGATTGTATTGTACACAGCACATTGAAAACAACTGGAGACAACTCAAAAGACTAAATATTGTTTCACTATGAACGAAAAACTTACCGAAATCATGCGCCTCATCACCAACCTGATCCGCACCGGCACCGTGTCCGACGTCGATCCGGTTAACTGGCTGTGCCGGGTAAAAACGGGCGACCTCGAAACCAACTGGATTAGCTGGCTCACCCTTCGCGCCGGTAACACGCGCACGTGGTGGCAGCCCACCGTGGGTGAGCAGGTCATGCTGCTGAGCATGGGCGGCAACCTTGAAACCGCTTTTGCACTGCCCGCCATTTATTCCGATGCATTCCCGCCGCCTGCGAACTCAGAGAACGGCAGCGCCACGCAGTACAGCGACGGTGGTTTTTTTCAGTACGAACCGGCAACCGGCCAGCTGCTGATAAAGAACATCAAAAGCGTGCGCATCGAAGCGGCGGACGGCATTCAGCTGCTGACTGAGGCATTCGGTGTTGAGGCCAGTAAAACAACCCTCAACAGTGAAACGGCCATTAACGGCGCCGTCACACAGGGCGGCGGTGATATGAGTTCTAACGGCGTCGTGATGCATACCCATAAACACGGCGGCGTTAAGTCTGGTAATGACACATCAGGAGGCCCGGCGTGATGTATCTCGGCATGAACCGCGACACCGGCAAAGCCCTGACCGATATCGATCATATTCGCCAGAGCGTCAGCGACATTCTTTTGACCCCAGAGGGCAGTCGCGTGGCACGCCGTGAATACGGCTCAATGCTTTCCGCACTCATCGACCAGCCGCAGAACGGCGTCACCCGTATGCAGGTCATGGCGGCAACCTATACCGCACTGAGCCGCTGGGAGCCGCGCATCCGGCTGATATCAGTGAATTTCACAACGGCATATGACGGCTCAATGGCCGTTGAGATAAACGCACAGCGTGCCGACGGTTCGCCGCTGGCAATGACCATCCCAACGGGGGTGAACCGTGGCAGTGATTGATTTATCGCAGCTTCCCGCGCCGGAAGTCATTGAGGTGCCGGATTTTGAAACGCTGCTGGCCGAGCGCAAAGAAAACCTGATTGCGCTGTATCCGGCAGACGAACAGGCCGCCATGCGCAGCGTGCTGGCGCTGGAATCCGATCCGCTGGTCAAGTGCCTGCAGGAAAACGTCTACCGCGAAATCCTGCTACGCCAGCGCATCAACGAGGCGGCGCAGGCGGTCATGGTGGCCTATGCGCTCGGCACCGATCTGGATCAGCTGGCGGCCAACAACAACGTTAAGCGCCTGACCATCAGCCCGGCCAACCCCGACGCCGTGCCGCCCGTGGCGGCGGTGATGGAGTCCGACGACGATTTACGCCTGCGCGTGCCGGGGGCGTTTGAGGGGCTGAGCGTGGCGGGGCCGACGGCGGCCTATGAGTTTTACGCCAAGAGTGCCGACGGGCGCGTGTCTGACGTGTCAGCAACGAGTCCGGCACCGGCGGAGGTGCTGATTACGGTACTGAGCCGGGACAACAGCGGGGCGGCAACGGCGGATTTACTGAACGCAGTGAATGTCGCGTTAAATGCCGAGGAAGTGCGCCCGGTGGCAGACCGCGTAACGGTGCAGGCGGCAGCGATATTTGACTATCGGGTGAAAGCCACGCTGCACCTGTTTGACGGCGTGGCCGCAGGCCCGTGCCTGGAGGCAGCGCAGGCCGCAATGGATACCTACCTGACTGACCAGAAAAAGCTGGGCCGCAGCGTACGCCGCGAGTCTTACGGGGCAGTGCTGCGCGTGGCGGGCGTTGACTGGGTGGAAATCACCGAACCGGCGCAGGACATTATTCTGAACCGCACGCAGGCGGGCAACTGCACGGCGGTGGCCGTTACCGTTGCCAGCGATAACGGGGGTAAAGGATGAGCCAGAGCCTTTTACCGCCCGCGTCCTCGGCGCTTGAGCGCAGGCTTGCAGAGGCGTGCAGCGGCATCAGCGGGCTGAACGTCCCGCTGCGCGACCTGTGGAACCCTGCCACCTGCCCCGCGTGGTTTCTGCCTTACCTTGCCTGGTCATTTTCGGTTGACCGCTGGGACGAGGCCTGGACAGAAACCGTTAAACGCCGCGTGGTGATGGATGCGTTTTACATCCATCAGCACAAAGGCACCATCAGCGCCGTGCGCCGCGTGGTGGAGCCGTTCGGCTTTCTGATCCGCGTGCTGGAGTGGTGGAAAACCGGTGAAGCGCCCGGCACGTTTCGCCTGGATATTGGCGTACAGGAACAGGGGATTACCGAGGAAACCTATCAGGAGCTTGAGCGACTTATCAGCGATGCCAAACCCTGCAGCCGTCACATGCTGGGTATGAGTATCAACCTGCAGAGCAGCGGCCCGTGCTTCACCGGTGCGGCCAGCTACGACGGCGATGACCTTACCGTTTATCCCTATACACCCGATCTTATCTCCGTCAGTGGCCCGGCATATGCGGGCGCGGCGGTTCACGTTATTGACATGATGGAAGTGGGACCATGACTCAGAAATTTTACGCCATAGTGACCAACCTGGGCGCGGCGAAGATTGCTAACGCCGTGTCGCTCGGCACAAAACTGAATATCACGCACATGGCCGTTGGCGACGGCGGCGGCACGCTGCCAACGCCCAACGCGGCGCAGACAAAGCTGGTTAACGAGGTGCGCCGTGCGGCGCTCAATTCGCTCACCGTGGATACGGCCAACAGCAGCCAGATTATTGCCGAGCAGGTCATCCCCGAAACCGAGGGCGGTTTCTGGATCAGGGAAATGGGCCTGTTTGACGCTGACGGTTTGCTGATTGCGGTGTGCAACACGGCAGAAACCTATAAGCCGCAACTGCAGGAGGGCAGCGGGCGCACGCAGCGCCTGCGTATGCTCATCATCGTGAGCAGTACCGAGGCCGTGACCCTGAAAGTCGATCCGTCGGTGGTACTGGCGACGCGCCAGTATGTGGACGAAAAAGTATTAGAGGTTCGCCAGTACGCTGACGGCCTGATGACGTCGCACCTGAAAGCCGCTGACCCGCATACGCAGTATGCACCGAAGGAAAGCCCGGTTCTGACCGGCATCCCGAAAGCCCCCACAGCGCCAGCGGGAAACAGCAGTACGCAGCTGGCAACCACGGCGTTTGTTCAGGCCGCGCTGAGCGCTCTTGCGGGCGGCGCGCCTGCCGCGCTGGACACCCTCAAAGAGCTGGCCGACGCGATGGGCGGCGATGCGAATTTTTCCACGACGGTGCTTAACAAGCTGGCCGGTAAAATGGACATTGCGAGAAACGGCAGCGACATAGCGAACGTGTCCGCGTTTCTCAAAAATCTCGGCCTGGGTGATGGTTCGGCGCTGCCGGTCGGCGTGCCGGTGCCGTGGCCTGTTGCTACAGCGCCATCAGGCTGGCTGAGGTGTAACGGTGCCACGTTCAGCGCGTCAGACTACCCGCAGCTGGCGAAAGCCTATCCGTCGCTGCGGCTGCCTGACCTGCGTGGCGAGTTTATCAGGGGCTGGGATGACGGACGCGGGGTTGACCCGTCCCGCGCACTGTTGTCCGCACAGGAAGCGACGGTAGTGGGCGGTTATGACGATAACGAATCCGGCGATTTCAGCGCCATCAGTTCACCGAATTACGCATTCAGTGACCCGTTAACCGGCGGCCAGCTGGCGATGATTCAGGGCAAGACCTGGATAAACAAGGCAAGCAGTGCGATGGATTCGTACAACTGGTATGCATTCGCCTCTACCCGCCCGCGTAACGTCGCATTTAACTACATCGTGAGGGCAGCATAATGTCACAGCAGAACAGTGAAGCACTGAGCGCGGACGGCCTGGCTGTCGCGCCCGTTACCGTTAACGTGTTTAACTTTGATCAGGCGAGCGGGATTTACACCGGCAGCAGCCTGGAGTTTCTGCCAAAAGGCGTCGGTCTGCCCGCGCACTCTACGGCAGTCGCGCCCCCTGATGACGTTGCCGGGCAGGTGTGCGTTTATAAAGACGGCAGCTGGCAGCAGGTGCCGGACCATCGCGGCGAAATGGTTTACAGCACGGCAACCGGTGAGGCGGTTACAGTGACGCAGCCCGGTGATTATCCGGCCGGGACAACGCCGGTTAAGCCAGAAACGGCCTTTGACCGGTGGGGCGGCGCAGCGTGGGTAACTGACAAAGCGGCAAAACAGCGCGCCGCCGTTGAAGCGGCCCAGGCGGAGAAAAACGCCCGTATCACGGAGGCGGCGAGTGTGACACAGGCATGGCAGACGCAGTTGATGCTCGGCATCATTTCCCCCGATGATAAGGTAAAACTCACGGCATGGATGACCTACCTGCAGGCCGTGCAGGCGACAGACCCCACCACCGCGCCCGCTGTCAGTTGGCCTGACCGGCCCGCGCAGTAATCAAAGGCCCGCTGCGGGCCTTTTTCCTTTGTGTCATCTGCCAGACAATGGCCGCAGGGTGCGCCCGCGCGCCATCCCTTTCACCATAGCGGAACCCCTTAACAGAGGATCTGCTTTATGGCACAGGATTATCATCACGGCGTGCGCGTTGTCGAAGTCAACGAAGGCACCCGAACCATTACCACCGTCAGCACGGCCATCATCGGCATGGTCTGCACCGCTGACGATGCCGACGCGGCAGCGTTTCCGCTCAACCGCCCGGTTTTACTCACCGACGTCACTACCGCCATCGGCAAGGCCGGTAAAACCGGTACGCTGGCCGCCTCACTGGACGCCATCGCCGACCAGGCAAAACCGCTCGTCGTCGTCGTGCGCGTGGCGCAGGGCGAAACCGAGGCGGAAACCACATCCAACATCATTGGCGGCGTGACCGCAGACGGGATGCGCACCGGCATGAAAGCGCTGCTGGCCGCGCAGAACGTCTGCGGCGTCAAACCGCGTATTCTCGGCGTGCCGGGGCATGACACAAAGGCGGTGGCAGCCGAGCTGCTGAGCGTCGCGCAGACCCTGCGCGCGTTTGCGTATATCTCGGCTTACGGCTGCAAAACCGTGTCAGAGGTCATTGCCTACCGCGCTAATTTCAGCCAGCGCGAAGGGATGCTTATCTGGCCTGATTTCATCAGCTTTGACACCGTGCTTAACGCTGACGCGACGGCGTATGCCACCGCCCGCGCGCTCGGACTGCGCGCCAAAATTGACGAGGCGACCGGCTGGCACAAGTCCCTGTCTAACGTCGGCGTGAACGGCGTCACCGGCATTTCAAAAGACGTGTTCTGGGATTTACAGGATCCGGCAACCGATGCAGGCCTGCTGAACCAGAACGACGTCACCACGCTTATCCGCAAGGACGGTTTCCGTTTCTGGGGTTCGCGCTGCCTGAGCGATGACCCGCTGTTTGCCTTTGAGTGCTACACCCGCACGGCGCAGGTGCTGGCCGACACGATGGCCGAGGCGCAGCTGTGGTCAGTTGACGGCGCGCTGAATCCGTCGCTTGCCCGCGACATCATCGAAAGTATCCGCGCCAAGCTGCGCAGTATGGTGAATCAGGGCTATCTCATCGGCGCAGACTGCTGGCTGGATGACACCGTGAACACCAAAGACACGCTCAAGGCCGGGCAACTCATTATCGATTACGACTATACGCCGGTGCCGCCGCTGGAAAACCTGATGCTGCGCCAGCGCATCACTGACCAGTATCTGGTCAACTTTGCCGCCAGCGTTAAAGCATAAGGAGCTGAACACATGGCCTTACCCCGTAAGTTAAAACACCTGAACCTGTTTAACGCAGGCGACAACTGGCAGGGCGTGATCGAATCGCTGACCCTGCCGAAACTCACTACGAAGTTTGAAAAATACCGGGGCGGCGGGATGCCGGGCGCGGTGGATATTGATATGGGCCTGGACGATGGCGCGCTGGACACGGAATTCACCATCGGCGGCACCGAGGCGAAGCTGTTTAAACAGATGGGTACGCCGACGATTGACGGCATTCAGCTGCGCTTTACCGGCTCCATTCAGCGCGACGACACGGGCGAGGTGCAGGCGGTGGAGCTGGTCACGCGCGGGCGTTACAAGGATCTGGATTCCGGCGAGTGGAAAACGGCGGAATCCAACACCACCAAAGTGTCGGCAACCAACAGCTACGCCAAGCTGACCATTAACGGCGAAGTGCTCTACGAGGTGGATCTGGTCAACATGGTTCACATCGTTGACGGCAAAGACCTGCTGGAAGCGCACCGCAGCGCGCTGGGCCTCTAACCGGCCTGTCATCACGGCGGCAGGCGATGGCCTGCTGCTTTTATCAATTCATTCAGTGGATTAAGAGTATGAGCGAAAACATTAACGAAAAGACCGTCACCCTGGACACCCCAATCAAGCGTGGCAAAACCGAGATTAAAGAGATTGTCCTGCGCAAGCCGCAGTCCGGTGCGCTTCGCGGCGTGCGGCTGCAGGCGCTGATGGAAATGGACGTCAACGCGGTAATGGCCGTGCTGCCGCGCGTGTCAACGCCTGCGCTGACGGTGCAGGAAATCAACGAAATGGACCCCGCCGATCTGGTGTCGCTGTCGGTGGAGGTGGTGTCTTTTTTGTTAACGAGGTCGGCGCTTTCGACTATCCCGCAGAGCTGACCGTTGACGATCTGGTGGCAGACATTGCCACCGTGTTTCACTGGCCGCCGCCGGTCATGTTCGCGGAGTCGCTGGCGGACGTGCTGATGTGGCGGCACAAAGCGATCCTGCGTAACGGAGCCGGTGACGATGAGTGACAGAAACCTGCGCCTGCAGGTGGTATTAAGCGCGGTGGATAAACTGACCCGCCCGTTTCGTAACGCGCGTGACGGCTCTAAGGAGCTGTCCGCCGCCCTCAAGGCCAGCAAAGACCGCCTCAAAAGCCTGAACGATCAGGCCGGGCGCATTGACGGCTTTCGCAAAACGCGCCAGCAGCTTGCCATCACAGAGAAAAATCTCGCCTCTGCCCGGCAGGAGGCTGCCGCGCTGGCGACGCAGTTTTCCGCCACCAACCGCCCCACGGCGCAGCAGTCCCGCTTACTTGAGCAGGCAAAAAACCGCGTTAATGACCTGCAGCAGAGTTACAACGGCCTGCTGCGCTCGGTACAGCAGCAGCGCGGCGCGCTGACCGCCGCCGGTATTGATACAAAGCAGCTGAGCGCGGCACAGCGCCACCTGAAAACCGACGCCAGCGCCGCAACGGAGGCGATTGAGCAGCAGCAGCGCGAGCTTAAAAAGCTGGGCGAGCGCCAGGCTAAATTGCGCGCCGTGCGTGAGCGCTACGGCAAAACGCTGGAGGCCCGCGATAAGGTGGCCGGAGCCGGGGCGACAGCCACGGCGGCGGGCATGGCAATGGGCGTGCCGTTTGCTGCAGCAATTAAAGCCTCGGCGGATATGGAAGACGCCATGAAGGGCGTGGCAAAGCAGGTCAACGGGCTGCGTGATGACAAAGGCAACCGCACCGCGCAGTTTTACGACATGCAGGCCGCCATCAAGGCCGCCAGTGAGCAGCTGCCGATGGAGCACGGCGCGGTTGACTATGCCGCGCTGGTTGAGGGCGGCGCGCGCATGGGCGTTACCAACCAGAATGACTCTTACGCCGACCAGAAGCGCGACTTACTGGCCTTTGCCACCACGGCGGCCAAAGCGTCAACGGCGTTTGAGCTGCCCGCCGACCAGCTGGCCGAGGGGCTGGGTAAAATCAGCCAGCTTTACAGGATACCGACCCGCAACATTGAGCAGCTGGGCGATGCGCTCAACTATTTAGACGATAACGCGATGTCGAAAGGCGCGGACATTATCGATGTGCTGCAGCGCATGGGCGGCAACGCCGACCGGCTGGACTTTCGCAAGGCGGCGGCGCTGGGTTCAACGTTCCTTTCACTCGGAGCCACCTCTGAGATAGCGGCGAGTTCGGCCAATGCGATGGTGCGCGAGCTGTCGATTGCCACCATGCAGGGTAAGCGCTTTCAGGAAGGGATGACGCTGCTTAAGCTTGACCCGAAAAAGATTGAAAAGCAGATGACCACGGACGCGATGGGAACCATCATCAGCGTGCTGGAGAAGGTCAAAAAACTGCCCGAAAACAAACGCCTGTCTGCGCTGACGATGATATTCGGCAAGGAGTTTGGCAAGGATGCGGCGAAACTCGCCAACAACCTGCCGGAGCTGCGCCGACAGCTGGCCCTGACGCAGGGAGATGCCGCCAAAGGCTCGATGCAGAAAGAGTCTGACATCAATAAAGATTCCCTTTCCGCACAGTGGATGCTGACCAGAACCGGCGTAGCTAACACCATGAGCGGGCTGGGCGACACGCTGCGCCAGCCGCTGATGGACATCATGGGGGCGATTAAAAAGGTCACCGGCATGGCGGCGCAGTGGATCGAGAAAAACAAAGCGCTGGCTGGCACGCTGGTGAAAGTCGGCGCGGCGGTGTCTGCCATCGTCATCGGGCTGGGAACGTTAGCCATCGGCTTTGCGGCCATTGTCGGGCCGATGGCGGTTATCAGACTGAGCATGGCGACGCTGGGCTTTAAGGGCGCGGGCGCATTCGGAATGATAGGTAAGGCGTTGCGTGTCGTCGGCAGCGGTGTTATCTGGCTGGGCCGCCTGATGTTTACCAACCCGATTCTGGCATTCATTGGCCTTATTGCCATGGGGGCAATTTACATCTGGCGACACTGGGACACCATCGGGCCGAAGTTTGCGGCACTGTGGCAGCAGGTGACAGATAACACGTCGGCGGCATGGGAGGCCATCAAAGGCAAAATAGCCGGTGCGTGGGAGTGGGTTAAGTCCCTGTTCGCGGATGGCGCGCTGCAGGGGATTATCGGTAAAGGCTGGGATGCGATACGCGACGGCATCGCCGGGGCATGGCAAAGCATTAAGGCAGCCGTGTCGCAGAAGTGGGATGAACTGGTTAACTCGGCCAGCACACTGCCGGAGCGGTTCAAAGAAGCGGGCAGCAACATGATCAGCGCCATGCTCGACGGCATCACGGCCAAATGGGAGGCACTTAAGGCCAGGCTGTCATCCATGACAGACCTGCTGCCGGACTTCATGAAACCGTCCGCCGACAAGCCCGTGGTCCCTGCCGCGACCAGTGGCGGTAAACACCCCGACGGCGCGACGGTCCCGCCGAGTCCGACGCGTGTTTTCAGCCTTCTGCCTGATTTCATGAGGCCAGACGCCGGAGCGTCAGACCGGCCCGCTGCTGTCGCCGGGAGTGCCAAAACGGCGACCGGCTTTGCCGGGCTGTTTGATAACGGCGGCTACATTCCCGCCGGTCAGTATGGCATCGCGGGCGAGAACGGGCCGGAGCTGGTCAACGGCCCGGCGCACATTACCAGCCGCCGCCGTACTGCCGCACTGGCCGCCTCGGCGGCGCTGGCGCTGGGTATGGCCGCCGCACCTGCAGCCGCGCGCCCGCTGCACCCGATGAGCCTGCCCGCCGGTAACCACGCGCAGAACAACGGAGCACAGCAAAGCGCCGTGAACACCGCGCCTGTCACCATTCACGCGCCCATTACCATTCATCAGCAGCCGGGCCAGAGCTCGCAGGACGTGGTGGCAGAGGTGATGCGGCAGCTGGATTCAAGAGCGCGCCGGGCGAAAGCCCTCGCGCGGAGTTCTTACCGTGATCAGGGGGGATTTGACGAATGATGATGACGCTGGGGCTGTTCGTTTTCATGCTGGAAACGGTGCCTTATCAGGAGCTGCAGCTGCAGCGCAGCTGGCGGTTTCCGTCCAACAGCCGCGTGGGCTTTCGCCCGTCGCTCCAGTTTGCCGGGCCGGACACCGACACGCTGACGCTTTCCGGCGTGCTGCTGCCGGAGCTGACCGGCGGCAGGCTGTCGCTGTATGCGCTGGAGCAGATTGCGGAGCTGGGGCGCGCATGGCCGCTCATTGAGGGCAGCGGCACCATTTACGGCATGTTTGTGATTGAGAGCCTGAGCCAGACAAAGGCCGAGTTTTTCAGTAACGGCGCGTGCAGGCGTATTGAGTTCACGCTCACGCTTAAGCGTGCAGACGAGTCGCTGGGCGAGATGTTCGGCAGCCTGAGCGGCCAGCTGGATGCCATGAAAAGCGCGGCGGCAGGGGTGGCCGGTAAAGTCACGGCAGCAGTGGGAGGGCTTTTCTGATGATGCACGCAGAAAGCTGGGTAAAAGGGGCGGCCAGCGCCCCTGCGTTTCGGCTGACGATGGCAGGCGCAGACGTGACGCAGACCATACAGAAGCGGCTCATCAGCCTCACGCTGACCGATAACCGGGGCTTTGAGGCTGACCAGCTGGACATTGAGCTGGACGACGCGGACGGCCTGTTGCAACTGCCGCGCCGGGGCGTTGTTTTAAATCTGGCGCTCGGCTGGCAGGGGGAGCCGCTTATCAGCAAGGGCAGCTATACGGTTGATGAGATTGAGCACAGCGGCACGCCTGACCGGATGACGCTTCGCGCCCGCAGCGCCGATTTTCGCCAGACACTGAACACCAAACGCGAAAAGTCGTGGCACAAAACCACGGCAGGCGAAATTGCGAAAGCCATTGCGGAAAAGCACAAGCTGGATTTAGCGCTGGGGGCCGACGTTGAGAAAATGGCAATCGACCACATCGACCAGACCAACGAATCCGACGCCAGTTTTCTGATGCGCCTGGCCCGCCAGTGCGGCGCGCTGGCCTGCGTCAAGGACGGCAAGCTATTGTTTATCCGGCAGGGCCAGGGCAAAAATGCCAGCGGCAAGGCTTTGCCGGTAATCACTATCCAGCGTCGTGACGGCGACAGTCACCGCTTTACCCTGGCTGACCGTGACGCCTACACCGGCGTGATTGCCAGCTGGCTACACACGCGCGAGCCAGCGATAAAGCCACAAGCGAAGGTGAAGCGACGCCGCAAAACCACGGCGAAGAAAAAAGAGCCGGAAGCGAAACAGGGTGATTACCTCGTCGGCACCGATGAAAACGTGCTGGTTTTAAGCCGCACCTATGCCAACCGGTCAAACGCAGAGCGGGCGGCAAAAATGCAGTGGGAACGGCTGCAGCGCGGTGTAGCAACCTTCTCGATCCAGCTGGCGCGAGATCGCGCTGAGCTTTACACCGAAATGCCGGTAAAGGTAACGGGGTTTAAAAAGCAGATTGATGACGGGGAATGGATCATCACCACGCTGACGCACAGCCTGAGTGCAGACAGCGGCTACACGACAAGCATTGAGCTGGAAGTAAAAATAGGTGATCTCGAAATATCATAATGAGTTCTCAATATTGATATTTTGTGTATGATTGTTTCAATTTCAAACATTGAGTTGAGGCTTTTAGCTATGATGAATTGTCCTAAATGCGGTTACGCCGCCCATACGAGAAGCAGCTATCAAGTTACGGATAAGACTAAAGAGCGGTATTGCCAATGCCAAAACATCAATTGTGGCAGCACTTTTGTCACGCATGAAACGATAGTCAGATACATTGTAACGCCGGGTGAGATCGTCGTGGCGGAGCCGCATCCAAGCGCAGGCGGTCAAGGCCACATGAGTTTCTGACGGGTTATAACTCACTACTAAAAATCTTTGCAATTACCAGCCATAGCCTCAATATGACTGACTGAGCCTTACGTAATCCTGTAAGGCCAGCAGCCCCACCTAAAAGCAAACCAACTTATCACCCAGCCATAGATCGTAGTTAAAAGCCCAACCGCAAAATGCCGCCACGAGATTGCCGCCATTTTTCTGTGTCGCCATTTTGCCGCCAAAGTCAAAAAAAAAGGGTTACGATTTAACGTAACCCTTTGTTTTATTTGGTGGAGCTGGCGGGAGTTGAACCCGCGTCCGAAATTACTACACCGTCGGCACTACATGCTTAGTACAGTCTTTACATTCGCCGGTCAGCTGCGGACAGACACGCCACTAACAGACTAGCCTGA